ATACCAGGCCGATGACTGCGGTTGCGATGGTGCGAATGGGGCGGGTGCCGTCGTTGAGTTCGAGAACCCGCACGCCGTGGAGATAGTCTGAACCGGCCATGGGTGGTTGCCTGCGCTGTGATGAAATGACAGTGCACAGGCTGCCGCGCGCGCGCCGGATGGGCGAGCGGTGGGCCTTGTAAGAAGCGCTGTTACAGTTCGATAGGTATGTTAACGACCAGCCAATAGCGAACTATTTACGCGGAGTGCTGAGCAGCGCGGCGACATCTGGGTTTTGCGCAAGAAAGTCGGCCAACTTAGCGATCGGATCGTCTCTATCTGCTGGTTGTGGTCGATTGACGAGATCCCAACTGACGCCATTCCAACGCGGCCAGCGTTCGTCCGCAACTTCAACCGGCGGCGCTACGAAAGTGCTGTTGGCCGGCAGCAGATACACGCCTGGCTCCAATGGCGATTCGTCAGCCTGACTGTTGCTTTGATAGAGGCCTGCACGGTCGTAGTGGTAGGCGATCATGAGTGTGCTCCTCAAAATTTAATACATGCCAAAAGGGCAATGTTACGTGGCCGTGCTTCGGTACCACCACTGGTATTGATGGTGATTGCATGGTTATGGCTTCCCGCAGCTTCGATCGCCAACGTGTGGTTATGGTCGCCGGCTGACCCCATATTGCCGGTGATCCAGTCCGGCCATCCGCGTCCCTCTTCGAATCCTGTTTGGTTACCGCCATATGCGGTAGCAAGTGTGCCGCTGTGGGTGTGGGCCCCTGCATTATTGGTTGATCCAGTGTGAGTGTGATTACCCGCATCAGCTGCGGTAGCGCCGTGGCTGTGACTCTGGTTTGAACCGAGCTGGCCACTGCCGAGTTCGCGACCTCCATCTACGCCACGCCCATCATCCCACCCGCGTACGAACTCTCCGCGCAGGTCTGGTACGTTAAAAGTCGTGAACCCATCACCGCCCCCGTAGGTAGTGCCGACAGCGGCATACAGTTCTGCGTATACGCTGCGGCTGATGGCTGCACCATTGGCTTTAAGCCAACCTGCCGGTGCATTGCTACGTGCAAAGTGGCCGATGATTCCGACGGGTGCCATTTGCCGCGTTTCGGATTTGCTGAAGATCTCCAAGTTATCGCGGGCTTTGGCCTTGTCGAAGACATCAGCAAGATTTTGGCTACGTTCCAGCGGTGCTGGAGCGCTACCGGCCGGTTCATTGTTGACCAGCGTAATACGGGTGCCGGCCGCATAGCTCTGACCAAGGTGCAGACGCGTCGGAATATCCTGGTCGGCCGTCCATTCGATAGCACTTGTTCCGACGTCTATTCGTAGCCCTTCGATGTAAACCGCCAGGCCATAGGTGGTGGTTATTGAGAGGTCCACGACAGTCTGGTCTTGAGCCAGAATCTGCTTTTCAGCAACTGTGTCGACGGTAACGTTGATCGCGGAGGGGCTCTCCCATTTGAAGTCACCGTCCGCGTTGCTGGCTTTGCCAAGCAACTGCCCCACGGTTCCGCCGGGGATTACCTGAGCTGCGGTCATGTTGTTGATGACCCAGGCCTGCGAGGCAACCGCAACATTCGGGTCTACCATAAGTGTTACGACGCTAGCATTGCTGACCACAAACTCCAGACGCACAACTGCATCGGCAAAAGCGCCTTCAGATGCCGTCGGCTTGTAGGTCTCTGGCAAATTACCCACAGCAAACAGGGAGCCTGATGCATCGAACACACCAATCTCACGCATGACCCAACCGCCTGCACTGGCGGGAATGACCAACTCAACTGTGAAATGAGTGGGGTCATTGGGCGATTGATAGACACGGTTGACCGTATTGCGATACCGCTCGCGGATCAGACCCGTCTGCATCCAGTCGGGTGTCGTCGGTGAGCCGTTGCCGTCCCCTACCGCCATATGGATGAGGTTGATCGGCGTGCCACTGGCCTCAGCGCGTGCCATGGCGACTAGGCCGTATTGGGTATGAATGGTCTTAAATGCCATGCATCAAACTCCCGACATTGATCAAAGTGGCACAACGGCGAGGCCGATCAGGCCCGTCTCTTGTGACGTCTGTGAGGTAATAACGAACTCGAAAATGCTCCCAGCCGGCACATCGGATGGGTTACCTGATGCGAGTGAAGCGCCACTGGCATTTGCTGAAATGGTGAAGCTGCCAACCAATGTGCGCGTAGGCCACTTGGGTCGATAGAGCTCTACCGTGACGTCTTGCGCGATGATTTCTGTTAGGAATATCTGGAGGGTTGCACCATCGGACATTCGGGCTGGGCAATGCACAAAACCACGGGCATTTTTGGCATGGGGCACTACACCACGCTGTGTGAAAACGGCTTCCTGCGCGCGTGGACTCGGTGCGGCGTCGTCGAATACCAGGGCGCATGTCTTGTTGCTATAGGTGGTGTAATCACCGGTTTTTAGAAGACGAAACGCTCGCTGTGTTGATGTGCCTGCGCGCGCCACGGCGAAACCTGCAAGTGAAACGGCCGTGTCCGTACCTCCACCGATCAACAGCTTTCCACCCAGCACTCCTTCGATGTATTTGGTCGAAAGACGGCCTTCCACGGCGTCCAGTGTGACATCGATATAGCCTGAACCAGCCCCCGAAATTTTCCCAATGTAAGATTCGCGTGGGCGCAGGTTTGCAAGTTGGGACACTAGGTAGCTGTCTAGCGTCTTGCCAGTCCCTGCGAATTGGAAAATTTCAATTTCACCAATAGCGGCCTGCATGGCCGCCGAGGGGGCTATGCCTGTAAGCCGCGTATTGGCCCCTGTAGCACCCGGTGCGTAGGTCGTGAAACTCTGCGCGGCTGCATTGCCAATGGCAACATAGATCGGCTTCGAAGTGTCCACCAGGTTGAAGAACGTGGCGGGGTCAACTGACAGGTCAAGATGACTTTGGCCAATTGACACCCATGTCGATAGGCGGAGTACTTTTTTGTAGGCCGGGTTGTCCCGGAAGTAGTGTGGGTAGTGGGTCCAAGCGTCGCCGCCCAATGCTATCGCTCGCTGCTCTGCTTCCACACGACGCGACGGTTTTCCGTTGGCTTCCGGTGCAAGCAGGTTCACCAAGGCATCGACGAGTCGGACATAGCCCGGGCCGCTCGGATGAACTAAGTCCCCCATGTACTTGAGTTCAGTGGCCGCAACGAGCGTGGTGTTAGAGCCACCAAACACAGCTTCCCAGGTATCGAACAAAATCGTTCGGGGAAAACTGGCGCGGATCTGAAGGTAAGCACTGCGCAATGCTTGGTTCCACTTTTCTACCAGCGCCTGGTCGTTGGCCACGCTCTTGCCGAAGTCGGGGTAAGCAGCCTGGGAGGGGAAGCCTGCTGCAGGGTTATAAGGTCGTGCCGTCATCGGATTCGGCATCCGTAGGACAATTTCATCGCTCGGGAATACGGCGTTTATCCGTGTCACTGCGGTGCGAAGGCGCTGTGCGATGTAAGTGGTGATCTCGTCCTGTGCGAGGTTGCCTACAGCCGCATTTAGAATGCAGTCATTGATGCCGAAACCAACGACCCAGATCACTTTGACAGGTTGTTGCGCCCGCCAAGCCATGGCGGTACTGAGGCTGATGGCGCCGATCGGTTTATGTCCGTAGTAATCCCAGGCACCAACGCCAGCGTTGCTCTGAGTTTGGATGACCGGCGGTGGCAACTCTGGGCCATTTACGAAGAGGTCTAGAGGATAACCAGAACCTCCAAAATTGATCGTGCCGAGTATTTTGGAGAATCGCCCGCCGCTCTTTCGATGCAGTGTTGTGATCCTATCGAAACCATAACCTGCACCGGCCATCTGTTCGGTGGTCGAGTCACCGCAGAAAATCATGAGTTTGTTGTCGACGCTGAAATCTCCCACCCCACCTGCGGATAAGCTTTGCACGGCTGATGCTAGGTCGCTTTTGACTGCGCCATTACCTGCCGGCATGTAGCCAACGCGTTTCGAGGCATCGCTCTCTGAAAGCGCCTCCACGGCTTGATGAGAATCGCGTGCGGCAGCTTCTGCGGCCAAAACGTTCTGCGCCGTCTCACTGCGGGCTACCTGGCTATCGTATTCAGCTAGCGCTCGGGCGAAAGTTCGCACTGGGCCGCTATCGGTTCCGACCGTTTCTTCTGCAGAGCCATGAATGATTTTGTGAGCGATGTCGAGATCGGCTTCAAACGACGTGACAAGGCTTTTGAGGGAGTCGGACATAGGTCACCAGTAAGACGAGGTCAGTCGGCTATGTAAAAGGGTGTTCAGGCTGTTAATGGCTGCGACGGTGGAGGTCATGCCGTGCTCGGCAGCATCAGTGAGCAGGTCTAGGGCAGGGCTACCACTTGAGTAACGCGGCGCGTCGTAAGTGATGCTCAGCTCATTCCCAAGGCTCGCTGCTACGGCGGTGTTGATTGTCGTGCGGCTAGTGACGGACTGCAGAACCGTCTCTAGATGAGAGCGCAGGTTTTTGGTGATCTCGACGACTTCGAGAATTTTGGAAACACCACTTTGGGTCAGCGGCTGTTGGTCGATCTCAAGTAGCAAGCGGAAGGTATAAGGGGCACCTGCGGGGCTTTGGTTAAACCATTCCTGCACACGAGCAGGGACGCCGAGAGCCGCCAGTGCCTGGCGTACCGCGCCAATGGTGCCTTTAACACGCTGCACCGCTATCGCCTGCTTGATGGTGTCGCGCTTCTGACGTTCGGACCAATCGTTCTGCCAGGCATCGACCGACCATGCCCATGCAAGCCATGGCAGTAGATCAGATGGGCAGCTTTCCGGATTCCAAATTTCGCGAGTGATCACAGACAAATCGCTGACGCGGGCCCCTGCGAATACTACGGCTCGCTCAAGTTGGGTGCTGTTAATTGGCAGGAGGCTAGACATCAGTTTGTCCTGCAACGGTCAGCGTAATTTCTGTGCAGTAGCTGGCTTCACCATTACCGATGACCAGATTGGTCAAAGGCATCAAGAGTTCCACGCGTTGTACGCCTGGCTGATGCAGCGCGGCGTAGACCCCCGACAAACTGATATCACGCCGCATGGCATGTTGTGCCTTTGCGTAGGCCAATGCTGCAGTCATTGCAGCTGCGCGAACGACCTCTGAATCAGGTCCCGGCAAGATGACCAGCTCCGCTTTGATGCTGTAGTTGACGATGCTCGCAGATTGCACTGTGACCTTGTCGGTCATAGGCCGTATATCTTCTTGGTTCAGTTTGGCAGTAACCGCCGCTAGTAGTCTGTCCGAGGCCGCGCCATTTCCGCTACGTGAGAGCACATACACCGTTACTGCACCTGGTACAGGGCTGACGGCGCTTATATCTGCGACATCTGCATCGGCAGAAAGCCCATGGAACACGTAGCTTTGTTCGCTACCGGCGGTGGTGTATCCCTCCGGGGACAATTGAATACGTCGACGGAAATCATTGTCACTTTCGTAAACCGGAGCTCGGGGAGGGCTCGCGGTTAAATCTCCAACATCGAGCGTGAGCCGATAGACGTTGTAGTTGGCGCCAATTTGGTCGAGGTCAGCCTCTTGAGCGTGAGCAAGCATCACTGCGCGAGCTGCGTCGTTAATTCGCTGACGCAGCAGCAACTCTCGATAAGCGCTCTCCTGCAGCAGTTTGGTGAGCGGCTCGGACTCCAGCGCTAAACGATTGGTCATTTCGGCTTGTTGTTCTTCCGGGTAAAGACTGAGGAATGCTTCCTTACGGGCGGTAAGAATGACTTCGAAGTCGAGCAGCTCGACCACTTTCGGAGAGGGCAACTGCGACAGATCAATTTCAGTCATGAGCTCGACCCCAGCTGCAGTGGAATACTCAGGCTGAACGCCTCATTGCTATCGATCACGGTCCCCTCAATATCCAGCACCGACTGTCCCTGTAAGCTTGCACCCAAGAACTGCACGCGGCTGAGGCTGATACGCGGCTCCCAGCGCATCAATGCCATGACAGAGCCCGCACACACGCGCAAACGCGTTGCATCGTTGAAGGGGTGATCCACAAGCTCGGGCAGCAGGCTGCCGTACTCGCGGCGCGTCAATCTGGCACCGATACGCGTAGTCAGGATGTCGGTCATGGATTGGGAGATATGGCCAAGCGTGCCGATGCTGGCTCCGGTTTCTCTATTCATGTTGGCTTACCTGATTGATCGTCGCCCTGCTTGACGCCAGTGGTCAGGTGGTTGACCAAACTGATGTTGGCAGCGACCACATCTTCGGAGACGGTCACCAGACCAACCACGTTTTGGTTGCCAGTTTGGTTGTAATCGCCCTGGTGATTGATCGGACCGATGATGTTGATCCCGCCTTTGCTGACCAGGCTTGTGGTCCCGCTATCGGGCAGTGTGGCGTTCAGGTGATGCTGGACGCTGTCGTACTCGATCACCGCGCCGTCGGCGTAGGTACGACGGTGTAGGCCGGGGCGGTCGCCGTTGGCGGGGATGTGGTCGCTGAACAGGCCGGTGACAACGATCCCGTTGGCGAGTTGGCCGGATGGGCTGAATAGGATGACCTGTTCGTCGACGGTGGGCGGGTCCCACTCGCGGTCAGAGCCAGCGCGCAGGGCGAGCCATGGGAGCCAGGCGGTGGTCAGTGAACCGGTTTTTACCTGCACGCGCGGGGGCTCCATCTGCACGGCGGCGATGACGCCGAAGCGGATGAGGTTTTCGAGCATGCGGGAGAGGGCAGCGAAGTCGTTCATGGCGCCGATGGTGGCGTTGCGTGCGCGAGGGCGCAGCCTTCTGTACTTGTAACGCGGACCTGTACAGGCTGAAATAGACTTCACCAATACAAAGCATGTCTCTGTCGTTAAGTATTCAAGGTAGGAAAAATGGGTCTAGAAATGCTTAAGGATGTGCCCTTTGCGGCCTGGATAGGCCTAGCGGGGGTCGTTTTTGGTTCGCTACTCACAACATTCGGAGTGTCATTAACTAATAGGGCGAATTTGAAGCGGTTAGAGCAACAGCTTGCACATGAGGAAAAGCTTGTTAGTAGAAGGGAGAGGAAGGAGCGCCTTGAGGAGTTATATATTCTTATATGTCATTGGAATAATGCTTTTTTTGGTAACTATCTCAGCTTGTCTTTGGTTATGAAAGGGCAGATTGACTATAATAAATACCTTGATGAGATAAGGGAGTCGCCTGCTAAGAAAGTTGACTATAATAGAATAAGTATGATTATCGATATTTATGGTGCTGAGCTGCAAGAAGCGTATGCGGCGATCCTTAAGATTCGTGATGAAATCAATGATATTGAATTTGCGCACAAGAAAGCTTACCTATCAGGTCAGCCGGGCAAGCTCTATTTAGAACCGGCGGGCAAAGCCCAAATGAAGCTTGGTAAGGCTTGCGACGATCTTAAGATTTTGATTTCCGTTGCAGCTAGAGAAACTTAATATATCTTATTCATTTAGTTAAATGGCTTAATAGGCTATCACGGATCTGGTCTAGATCCATCTGTGTGAAGCCTATTAACTCACGCTTATCATATTTGACGTCGGGCGCGCCGCGTTCAGCTCGATCCTTCAAACCATATTGGTGAACCCTAGCGATCCGGGCAATCCGCCCGGTGAAGCCGACCGACACACCATTGCTATCTCCACGGACCTTCAGATACGACGCCGTCCGCAGCTTCTTGAACATCGCCAACTTCCGCTTAACCCGCCCCTGCTTCCCTCGCAGGTTCCGATGCTTACGCGGCGCATACTTGCTCCCGTCCGGGTTTTCCTGCGCCATCACCCGCTTTTGCTGACTGCGGCGCAGCTCCTGCCCAATGCTCCGGGCCAGTTTGCTGCGCTCCCCTGGCTCCAGCCGATCCAGCAGCACCGCCGCCCAGGTCTCCAGTGTCTCCAAGTTATTCGCCATCAGGCACTCTCCATTCGCTGGTGTTTCCCTGCGCACCAGGCTTCCAGTTCGGATCGAGATAGCCCACCACGTACTGCGGCTCGTTCGGGTGCTTCACGGTGGTGTTGCCCTGGTCATCCTTACCGACAATGACTTTTTCTGTCAGCGCGAGGGTAATGCTGAGGTCCACTTTGTCCTTGTCGAGGATGTCGGCTTCGAACTGGATGCCATTTTTGACCTTGTCCAGGTTCTCCAGCAGCTCGGACTGGTTGACGCTGAGCCAGGCCAGGATGGGCAGGAACACGCTGTCAGGGTGGCCGGCGAACTCGGTGAGGATGATCTGCAGGTCGAAGCTGTATTCAAACGACAGGGTGTGTGCGGCAGTGCAACGAACCTTACCGTTGTCGATGAAGATCAGTAAGCGGTCGGGGTCGTGCTTGAAGTCCGCGACGGTGGCCACGAGGTGAGCACGCAGGCTTTCGGGTTTGTTCATGGGTTAGCCTGTTGGTGTTTGTAGACCAAGTCGACCTGGGCGGCACAATCGGCCCAGGCAGCTTCGGCGCGGTCCTGGTCGGTGAGTTGGTCGCCGTTACTGCGTGGGCTGGTCGCCGGCAGGACGCACGGTGTTACGGCCGGACAGCCAGTCACGGTAAGCTGCGGCGCCGGTGAGGGCGGGGCGCTCGCGCAACCGGCGAGCAGCGTCAGGCAGAGGCTGGACAGCCCAGTTGCGTAGTTCGTCGTTTTCACGTTTCAGCTCCTCTATGGTTCGCTCGCGCTTCGCCAGGCCCAGGCGCAGTTGGTCCTGCTGGCTGCGTAGGAGGCTCTGAGCATCGCGCTCCTGCTTCAGGGTGTCGGTGAGCGTGTTGGCGGTGGCAAGGTTGCGGTTAGCGTCTTCGCGGGCGGTCTTGGCCGCAGCCTTTGCCAGTTCGGTTTTGACTTCGGCGACGTCGATGCGTGCTTCCTGACCCCATATCAGCAGCGCCAATGCACCGAGAAGGGCGATGCCGTACAGCACCTGACGCAGCGTGCTCACGCGCGGTACCAGCCGAGTTTGTTCATGGCGGCGGTGTCGAGCTGCTTGATGGGGCCGCGCACGATCACGGCTCGGGCACCGTTCATCAGTTGAAGGCACTCGGCCAACAGCGCCATGTCGTCCTGTTCGGTCGACTCCGGTACCACCAGCAGATCACCGTCTTGCACACGTAATTTTTGCACCGCTTCGAAGTCGATCATGCCGCCACCCCTTGTCCGCATTCGCAGCTGGCGTGTCGTTCGTAGGCGCGCTGAAGCTTGGTGTCGTAGAGATTCCGCAGGTAATCCGGACCGTTGTAGAGCTTGGCGAACTCGGCCCATTTGCGGGCCTTGAGCGCCTTGTGTAGCGCTGGATCGGTTTCGATGAAGCGGGTGAAGGCGTCGAGCTGCTGCGACTCGCCCGCAGTCATTGCCGCGACGAAGGCTTGAACGCTGGCATAGCCTAGGCGCTTCCAGTGGAAGCCCATGATCTGGAAGGCGCCCCAGGAGGCCGACTCCAATGCAGCGGTGTCGTCGATCAGGCGGGCCATGGCCAGGCGCTGGTGCTCAGCGGTGCCGCCGATGTATCCGCCGGGTTTCGGGTTGACCAGGGCAGGATTGGCGACGGCGAGCTGGTCGGCGTGACGCTTGAGTTCGTCCAGGTCATCGCCGGCATGTCGAGCCGCAGCGAGTTGCCGGTACATGATGTGCCGTTCGAACAGGATCACCGGCTTGCCGTTGTCGAGGAAGCCCTTGCCCTTGGATTCCACCTCATTGACCGCATAGATGCTCGCCAGCGGGACACCGAGGCGTTCGGCAGCGGCTACCAGGTCGCTGTTGCGCAGCAGTTGGGCGCAGTCGCCACCGGCCAAGCTGGTTTGGGTCTTGGTACCGGCGACGCCGTCGGCGATCAGGCCGACTTTGACCTGGTAGGCGCGGACAGCCGCTTCGGTGGCGTCGCCGTAGTGCCCGTCCGGCACCAGGTTGGCGCCGTTCTTGTTGAGGCTCTTTTGCAGGATCAGCACCGCTTGCGAGCGGTCGCCGTGGCGGAGGGTAGTCATAGCTGTTCTACCTTTCGGTTGAAAAACTTCTTGGCCGCCGCGCGGGTGCCTTCGACGCCGAGCAGCCCGATGACCCCGCCGAAAAACGGTGCGGTGGACGTCGGAATGCCGAGCAGCGCCAGGCCGTGGCTTGCGGCCAGGGCCAACGTGCCGCACAACGGCGCCTCGACCACCATGCGGCGGAAGGTGCCGCCGCCGTACATGATCCGCAGGGCCGCGATGATCAGGGCCAGAATTCCGGCGTAGAGAGTCGGCCAGTTCTGTTCGAGCCAGGCGGCGAGCCAGGCCCAGGTGTCGGGACGGTCAGGCATGCGCTTCATTCCGTTGTCCAGGGTTGGTGGGTTCAAGGGCTCGGTGCCGCAGGTTCAGTTCCATAGCTGCACCATTTGCCGCTGGGGCGCGGTGGTTTGGGCTTCGGGCATGTTGACGACAAGGCCTTGCGGCAGGATCGGGCCGTGGTCGGCCAGGCCGGGGTTGGCTTCAAGCACGGCTTCGGTGACACCAGCGGTGCGGCCATAGAACCGCCAACAGAGGGCGTCGACGGTATCGTTTTGGTTGGTGCGGACGGCGGTGGGCATCAGATCAGCTCCACGGTCGTGCGGCTGATCCCGAGAAAGTCACGGACCGCCCAGCGCAGGTCGCGGCGGTAGTCGTCGATGGTCGGGGCGGTTTCTTCAGCTTTGTCGTTTCCGGTATTGGTTGCGCTGTAGTCGCGGTACCGCTCACAGACTTCGGCGCCGGTACCGGCTTCGATCGCACGGCGGTACAGGTGAGCCTGGACCGACACATCGTTGATTTTGTCGTCGGGTACGTCGGCCAGCGTGGTGTAGCCAGCAGCCTGTTGTTTGGCTTTCCACAACCTCAGCTCGCGATTGAGGTTGATGGCTGCGGCGATTACGGCAGTTTCCAGGCGAGCTGGTGTGACGCTGTTGTCGATGCGCAGAGTGCCGCGCAGCTGCTCAAGATCGATTGAGGGCCAGAACGGGTCGGTGTTGATATGGCCGCCGGTCACTGGGCCGCTGGCTACAAATGCGCTCATGAAACGGCACTCAAAAATAGATCGCCGGTGGTCGGGGCTTCACGTTCAGGAGGAGCGGCCTGGCCGATCCGCCCCGAGCCGGCGGGGTGCGTGGGG